AAACCGGCTCAGGCCGAAACCCAGACACCAGAGGAAAGTGCAATGTCAGATATTCCATTAGATGTAGTAGCACAACCAGCAGTTGAAGCGGTAACAAAAGCAACAACTGACAGCGAGCCGGTACTTGATCAGGCCGCAGCAGATCAATCTCCATCAGCAGAAGCAAAAGCCGGTGTAGCCGACCTTGATGCAGCCCTGAACTTCATCGAAAGCGGCGTTGCTCAGTTGGGTGATGCAGCAAAAAACGAGCTGAAAGCACTTGCAAAGAAATACCTGTAACACCATCACCAAATATTGAGAGGTCGCCAATCGGCGGCCTTTTTTTATTTCCGCAGTAAATCCCTGGCATTCTCGTGCGCATTCAAACCAAGAGCCTTTCGGGGTAGAGCTTGAGATAGGACAGTGGTTATCGCTGACCGCTTTTGGGCTGCCCATATCTATGAGAACAGGCTCTATCACCAAAAGGTAGCCAAGCTGTGTAGCGATGCAAAACTGGTTACAGATTTTGAAGTATTAGTTTCTGGTGCTAATTTGATCCTTACTCACTGGCAGAGGATATCTAATGACTAAGTTAACACTGGAAAGGACGCTTCTTTATCGTAGTGATGATGGGCAGTTGACTCGCTATGAAATATTCAGAACCGAAGGTAGCCCAGCTAATAACATTGATTCTATTCATGTTTATCGCGAAAGATTGTATGAAGGGGAGCGGATTTGGTGCAGGACTGACGATGAAATCTCGTTAGAACACTTTGGCTTTAGGCCAGGTGGAGGATTTCAGCAGACGCTCCATTCCTCATCGCGAGCGAGCAGGGATATTTCTTCAGCAGTAGATGAGTGTAGTAAACACTGGTCTAAAAAATACGCATAACCGCCTACGGGCGGTTTTTTTTATTGGGGGTGATTATGGCAGATATCAAAGACCTTTCTGCCAAGCTCCAGTCTCTGAAAAAGCAAATCCCTTTTGCAACAGCACAGGCTCTGACCAGCGTTGCCCGACAGATCGCCGCGGCAGAGAAAACTGCATTTCAGCGGAAATTGGAGAACCCGACGCCTTTTACTGTTAATTCGGTTGGTTCTGCAGGGGCTCGCCGCGATAACCTGATCGCTAAAGTATTTGTTCGCGATATTGCTGCCGGGTATTTGGAGCCTTTGGAGTTCGGCGGCGTGCATAAGCTTAACAGTCAGTCACTGCTCAACCCTAAAAACGTCAAACTGAACAAATACGGCAACCTGTCACGCAACAAACTTTCCCAACTCAAAGCAAAGCCTGATGTGTTCATTGGTGATATCGATGGCATCAACGGTGTCTGGCAGCGAGTGAAAGCTAAGAAGGGTAAGAAAGGCAAAAAGCGCCAGAAGCGTTCAGCCAATGGTACGCACCGCGCTCGGGTGAAGAATCCAATGCCAAAGTTGCTGATCCGGTTCGGTGATGCGCTCCCTGTTAAACCCACTCTGGGATACATGGACAGGGCTGAGAAGATGGCTGCGGGTCTGATACAAGGCGCGCTGAGCAAGGCGATAGATGAAGCACTTCGCACCGCAAGATGATAACAACTCTCAATAAAAAAATGGGTCCTTCCCCGGACCTTTCTATTGCACGGGCATTGCGCGCCGCGTTCTGCGTCTAGCTATGAAATTTTGAAATTTGGGTAACAGGTAACAACTGAGGTAACACATGAACCAGTCGGATTTTGCCAAACTTCACGGTGTCAGTCGCAAGACGGCAACCACCTGGAAAGCCCGTGGTTGGCTGGTTCTCGATGGTGAGGACATCGATGTGAAGGCATCAAATGCCAACATCGAACGGTACCGAAAAACTGTTACCCGGCCTGAGAAAAAAAACGATAAAAGTGCCGCAGGTAACAAACAGGGTAACAGAGCAGGTAACAAGCCCAAGGGTAACAACTTGGGTAACAAATCGTCAGCAGATCACAGTGAGTCGCCGACAAAAATCGTCGAGCGCATGATCGCCGCCAGCGGCGCTAAAATGACGCTGGATGAAGCCCGTACCCTGAAAGAAAACTTCCTGGCACTCCTCACACAGCTCGAGTACGAAATCAAGTCCGGCCAGGTCTTACCTTATAAGGACATGATCGCCGCTGTAGGTCAGGAATATTCCCGTATGCGTACCCGTCTGATCGCGATTGCTCCCGAACATGGCCCCCGCTTGCGGGTGCTTGCCTCGACCACCAGTGATGCAGAGTTCGTGTCGGCGCTGCAGGAGGTGGTTCATGAGGCAATGGAGGAGTTGAGCCTTGATGCAGATGACAAACGAGGTGCCGACTAACTCAGCCGCCTGGGGGAATTTTGTCACAGAATTAAAGTTGCGACGTGCAGATATTGCCCCACCTGAACAGCTGTCATTAAGTCAGTGGGCCAATACCTTCGCAGTGTTGTCGAAAGAGACCAGCGCGCAGACTGGCCGGTTCCGCTCTTTCGGATATCAGGATGGCATGATGGATGCCATAACCGACCAGTTGGTGACCCAAGTCTCGGTAATGAAATCGGCCCGTGTAGGTTACACCAAAATTCTCGATCATGTTGTGGGCTATTACCTCCAGCATGATCCTTCACCGATATTGGTTGTGCAGCCTCGCGTAGAAGATGCCGAGGATTACAGCAAAACCGAAATAGCACCGATGCTGCGTGATACTCCGGTATTGGCAGCTATTGCCGGGGACAGTAAGGCAAAAGACAGTAACCAAACCATCCTTAAAAAACAGTTTCTCAACGGCTCAAACCTGACGCTGGTGGGCGCTAACAGCCCCGGCGGTTTCCGTCGTATCACCTGCCGCGTGATTTTGTTCGATGAAGTTGACGGGTATCCCTCCGGCGGTGCCGGTACTGAGGGTGATCAGATTGCTCTGGGTATCAAACGTTCCGAAACCTTTTGGAACCGCAAAATAGTGCTGGGCTCGACCCCAACGGTGAAGGGCATATCACGTATTGAAAAGGCGTATGGCGAAAGTGACCAGCGAAAATTCAATGTGCCGTGCCCTCACTGCGGTGAGTTTCAGGTTCTGGAATGGGGCGGCCCGGATACGCCATACGGCATAAAGTGGGATAAAGACGAAGAGGGAAATGGTTTACCGGAAACGGCCTACTACGTCTGCCGGCACTCTGGTTGTGTAATCCACCATAACGACCTTTCCGTCATGGTAAAACGCGGTGAGTGGCGTGCAACCCGACCGTTCAACGGTCATGCCGGTTTTCACATCTGGGCCGGTTATAGTCTCTTTCCCAATGCTGCATGGAAACATCTGGTCGCCGAGTGGTTGCGTGTGAAAGATGATCCTCTTATGCGGCAGACCTTTATTAACCTGGTGCTGGGGGAGGTTTATGAAGACCGGGGTGAAAAGGCGCTCAGTGAAAGAAAGCTGGTTGAGCGTTGTGAAATCTACGCCGCTGAGGTTCCTGATGGTGTGGCCGTCATCACAGTAGGAATTGATACTCAGGATGGGCGCTTCGAAATTGAAGTGGTGGGCTGGGGCCGAAATGAAGAAAGCTGGTCCATTGCTTATGACGTGATCGAGGGTGACCTCGAAACGGATGAACCGTGGAAACGGCTTGATGCTTACCTTAAACAGGTTTGGCGCCGCGCTGATGGCAGGGGCTTCAACGTCATGGCAGCGTGTATGGACTCCGGCGGGCACCATACGCAAAAAGTCTATGAGTTTGCCAAAGAACGTCTTGGTCGCCGGATCTGGGCAATCAAGGGCGAGTCAGCTCGCGGGGGGAAACGTTCCCCGGTCTGGCCGACAAAAAAACCGTCCTCCCGCAGTAAGTCACAGTTCAGGCCAATCATTCTGGGCGTTAACGCGGCGAAGGATTCCGTGCGTGCCAGGCTACATATTGAACCGCCCGCTGCCGGAATGCCCTCTGCGGGGTATATGCATTACCCGGCAGACAGGGATGTTTATTATTTTGGACAGCTGTTGGCTGAAAGGTCCGTGGTTAAAACCGCCGGCGGTCAGCGTTACCGCGTTTGGGAGCAGTTGCCCGGCAGGGCAAACGAAGCCCTGGACTGTCGTGTCTATTCTTACGGCGCCCTGTGCGGGTTGATGTATCTCGGCCTGAAATTGAATGCACTGGCTGACAGCATTACGGCGGATGCCGGAAAACTTCTTCCACCACCTGCTGAGCAGGAAGAAAAACAAAATCTCCGGTTACCCGGCGTCATTGTTAACGAACCCGAAAAATCTCCGCGAAAACCATTGCATAAGCGCCTCGCTTAAGGACCTCTATGTTTAATCCTAACTCCAGCTTATTAGCTGGTGCGCTGACGCCTGCGCAGTTACAGGCTGCGCTAACCACTGCTCAGCAGGCTTATCTCGAGCTGGCTGCAGGTGCGAAGGGGGTATCTTTCTCATACTCCCAAGGGGACGGCAACCGGTCCGTGAGTTATCAGCAAACGGATATCGGACAACTCACTTCACTAATTCAGCTTCTGCAGGCCCAGTTGGGCATCGTAACGCGCCCGCGCCGGACGTTAAGGTTTAGGTACTAATGAAAAGCGGAGAAGTCAGGATCCTTGGCCCTAACGGCCGTCCCTTACCCCCATCGAACCGAAAGGCTTCGATGTTAAACGGATCTGGACGCGTGCCTTATGACGCAGCAGATTCATTCAGTGACGTGATGGCTAACTGGCAGCCAGCCCTGTGGTCACCGGATAACGAAGTCAATATTTACCGCGACCGCATTGTTTCCCGCGTGCGTGATATGGCCCGTAATGACGGGTGGGCATCCGGCAGCGTTACCCGCATTTTAGATAATGCTATTGGTGCTAACTTTCGCCCGATCGCCAAAGTTGACTATCGCGCGTTGGCAATGCAGACCGGCTTAAAAGCCTTTGATGCGAAATGGGGCGATGAATACGGCCGCGCCGTTGAGGCGGCCTGGCGAACCTGGGCAAATGACCCAAACCGATATTGCGACGTTGAGCGTAAAAAGACCGTTTCTCAGATGCTGCGGTTGGCCTTCCGCCACAAGTTGGTGGATGGTGATGCCCTGGCCGTTTTGCAGTACCGGACGGATCGTCTGGGACATGGCCGTGCTCGGTATGCCACAACAGTACAAATTATTGATCCAGATCGCCTGAGTAATCCTCAGCAGGTTTTTGACATGCTGAAAATCCGCGGGGGTGTCGAAATCGATGATGACGGCGTGCCGGTGGCGTATCACATCCGCAAGGCGCACATGGGGGACTGGTGGAGCGCTGAAAAAACCATGACATGGGAGCGCGTACCACGTGAAACAGCGTGGGGTCGCCCGATTGTTGTTCATGATTTTGACGGTGACCGCGCAGCACAACATCGGGGTTCCAGCATTTTTACGCCCATTGTTCAGCGGTTGAAGATGCTCATCAAATACGATGAGGTAGAGCTTGAGGCTTCAATTCTCAATGCGGTATTCGGGGCATATATCACTTCCCCCTATGACCCGAGCCTGCTTGAAGACTCGTTAGATACCAGCAATGAGGTCTTTGCCTATCAGGATATGCGCAAAGAATATCATGATGAAAAACGCCTCTCATTACAGAGTGGGGCACGTATTCCTATTCTGGCTCCCGGAGAGGGGATCAGTACGGTCAATGCCGCACGGCCAAACAGTAACTTTGCCGCGTTTGAAAGTGCAGCATTACGTAACGTAGCCGCTGCGCTGGGTATTTCAACGCAGCAGTTAACGCAGGACTGGTCTGATGTCAATTACAGTTCAGCCCGTTCCGCCATGTTGGAAGCCTGGAAAACCCTGACGCGCCGCCGTGACGATTTTGCCAGCGGCTTTGCCCAGCCTATCTTCAGCAGCTTTATCGAAGAACTCCACGATATTGGTGAAGTGCCTCTTCCTGCTGGCGCGCCGGAATTTCTGGCGGCCAAAGCGGCATATTGCCGCGCGCAGTGGATGGGACCCGGTCGCGGCTGGGTTGACCCGGTTGCTGAGAAAAAAGGCGCAATCCTCGGCATGGATTCCGGCATGTCAACGCTGGAAATGGAAGTGTCGGAAAACGTGGGCGAAGACTGGGAGGAATTACTGGACCAGCGCGCTCGCGAAATCGAAGCCTTCAAAGAACGCGGTTTGCCGGTGCCTTCATGGGCATATGCCGTCACCTTTGCACCTCAAACAATTAAAGATCCGGAGGCACAGTGAATTTACCGCACTTAGCGCAGCGCCTGTTTAATACGCCGCTGGCGCTGCATCCCCGCAAGGCTGAAGTAGTCATGGCTGCGCTTACTGACCGTTTTGGCCTGACGCGCATTCAGTCCATGTCTGACTGGGATGACGAAGATGATTCATTCTCCCGACAGGCCCGTGATACGGGCTATGACGTGGTGGAAGGTATCGCCATTATCCCGATTCAGGGAACACTGGTGCAGAAGCTCGGCTCCTTGCGGCCTTACAGCGGGATGACGGGCTATGACGGCATTCGCGCCTGCTTCCTGCGGGCGCTGAATGACGGTGAGGTCAAAGCCATCTGTCTGGACATTGATTCGCCAGGCGGCGAAGTCGCGGGGTGTTTTGACCTGGTAGACGAGATTTATGCCGCGCGCGGCAGTAAACCGGTCTGGGCCATTTTATCCGAAAGCGCCTATTCCGCGGCTTACGCGCTGGCGAGTGCGGCGGACAAGATAATCGTGCCGCGTACCGGCGGCGTCGGTTCTGTCGGCGTCATTGTGATGCACGTTGACTGGTCGCAGAAAATCAAAAATGACGGTCTGCAGGTCACCATCATTACCTACGGCGACCGCAAGGCAGAGTCCAATCCGTATGAACCTTTAAGCGAAACGGCGCGTAAAGCCATTCAGTCAGATATTGACGAAATGGGGCGCTTATTCGTGAGTACCGTCTCCCGCAATCGCGGGATCACAGAGAAAACCGTCCGGGATACCGAAGCCGCCTGTTTCCTTGGCGCCGACGGTGTGCAACTGGGGCTGGCTGATCGAGTGGCCTCGCCTGATGCGGCGTTCCGCGATTTATTACAACTAGTTGGAGAGTAACGATGTCGATGAAAATCAGAGGTTTTGGTCACCTTTTTGGCCGCGGTGCTAACGCGTCAGAAGATGATGAAGACGAAAAAGAAAAGTCCAAAAAGGCCAAAGGCCGTCGTGCGGAAGAGGACGACAACGACGATCAGGATGATAAAGACAAGTCCAAAAAATCTCAGCGTGCAGAAGAAGATGATGGTGATGATTCTGACGAAGAAGATGGTAATGACAAGGAAAAGTCTAAAAAATCCAAATCCCGTCGCGCTGATGATGATGACGACGATGCGGATGCCGATGAAGATGAAGGCGATGAAAACGACGGTGACGATGATGAAGATGATCGTGACGTCAAAAAGGGTCGCCGCGCCGAGCGCAATCGCATTTCCCGCATTCTCGGCAGTAAATTTGCTGCAGGCAAAGGCCCTCTGGCCGTTTCACTGGCGATTACCACCGGCATGAGTTCCGCCGCCGCAATCCGGGTGATGGCGAGTTCTGGTCCAGCACCGGTCGCATCGCAGCCCCGCCGCATGTCACTGGATGAACGCATGTCTAAAGTTGAAAATCACCAGTTGGGTAACGCTGACAACGGTGGTCCTTCAGCAAACTCAGTGGTATCTCGTGCGGCCGCTCTCTACAACCAGGTAAAAGGTAAAAAATAATGACTGTGAATCAGGTAGGACAAAACGCCTGGGTGCCCGGCGTTCAGCATGACACCTTCATTCCGGACCAGTTGCTGTCCGGCCCTTTGCAGGTTGTCTCTGATACGGTGACGATTCTGACGGGCAGTTCGGCAACTTATAAGCGCGGTACCGTGCTGGGGGTGATCACTGCATCCGGGAAATATACCCTGAGTGTGGCGACTGCCACTGATGGTAGCGAGGTTCCGCAGGCTATTCTGGCCGATGATGTAAATGCAACGGTTGCTGATGTATTGGCCGGTGTCTATCTCATGGCTGAAATTAACCAGAATCGTATTACCTTTGATGCAAGCTGGACGTTGGCAACGCTTAAAGCAGCACTCCGCCCTTACGGTATTTTCCTGCGTGACAGTGTTCAGGCACCTGCCAGCTAAAACGTAGCTCCCCTTTAAATCGCCTTCTTCGCATGCCCTTTACCGGGCAGGGCGTTATGCATCCATTTTTTATCCCGGCCAGCAGGTCGGGACACAGAGAGAACACGCTATGTCTCAATCTATTTACGATACGGTGTCGCTCGTCGGGCTGGTTCCGAACCTGATGACGTCACAAAACTGGATCCTCGACCGTTTTTTCCCAAACATCGAGACCAGCAACGATGAATATGTGGCGATCGATGTGGACGTGGGTCTCCGTCGTATGGCGCCGTTTTGCTCGCCGCTGGTCGAGGGGAAGCTGGTCGAAAGTCGCCGCTATCAGACCGACAAGTTCAAGCCTGCTTACATCAAAGATAAGCGCGCGCCTGATCTGCGTAAACCTATCCGCCGCCAGATTGGCGAGCGCATTGGGGGTGAATACACCGCCGCTGAGCGAGAAATGCTGAACATCCAGTTCGAGATGAGTGACCAGATCGATATTCTGAATCGCCGCCTCGAGTGGATGGGATGCAGTGCGCTGTCGACCGGTACCGTCACCATTAAAGGCGAAGGCTTCCCAACCACTGTTGTTGACTTTGGCCGCGACCCTTCTCTAACCATTGCACTCAGCGGGTCTGATAAATGGCCGACGAGTCTCGCCGCCGGCACGACAAACACCCAGCCCTCTGACGACATTGAAACCTGGCAGACGCTGGTGTTGCAAAAGTCAGGCGCTGCGCCGACTGATCTGGTTTTCACCAACAAGTCCTGGAAGGCATTTCGCCTGGACACCACCATCAAAGATAACGCCATTGTGTTCCCTGCACTGAGCCCGTTCGGTAACCAGATTGACGCCGGCGCACGTGTGCAGAAGGGGGCGGTATATAAAGGGCGCTGGGGTCAGTTTGACCTCTGGCTTTACAACGACTGGTTCATTGACCCGGATACCGGCATTGAAACCCCGATGCTTGCCGATGGTTCGGTGATCATGTCTGGCGCTGATCTGATGGGCACCCGAGCCTTCGGGGCAATTATGGATCCTGCCTTCAACTATGGGCCGATGGCTTATGCACCGAAAAGCTGGCTGAAAGAAGACCCTGCCCAGCGCTTTCTGATGATGCAGTCTTCCCCAATCGTTATCCCAAGCCGGGTTAACGCAGCCCTTTGTGCGACGGTGGTGTGATCATGGCAAAAGATAAAACAACCGAAGCGGCCTCAGAGGCCGTTGACCTGGTCAGCGTGGTTGTTCTCAAAGGAAAGCATCTGCGTCATGACGGCGAGGAATACGCTCAGAATACGCGTGTCCAGTTATCCGAAGCGGATTCAAAGCGCCTCATTGCGCTGGGTTTCGTGAGGTCTCTGTCTGATTTGCAGCAGGAGCTGGAAGGCGCTGGCCCGCAGGAAGTTTCTGTGACCCAGACAGACAGTCAAACCACCATTACCACCTCAGACCCGGCAACCCCGACACCTGAGAACGGAGCGGCCTGATGAGCATCAACTGGGATCAGCATCTGCTTAAACCTTTGCACGGTGTATTTGGTGACCCGGTTGATTTCCGGCCCGCGGGTGGTGAGGCGTATACCATCAGCGGGATTTTTGACCGCGCCTATACGCAGGAGGTTGAACCTCTTGATGATGGCAGCACGGTAAACACGACGTCTCCCATCCTGGGTGTGCTGGACAGTGAGTTCCGCGTCCCACCGAAGAAGGGAGACCGGGTGTTTATCGGCACGGTCGGCGGCGAGCCGGTGAATACGTTATTCACCATCGCCGATGTTCAGCCGGACAGTCACGGTGGCTCAAAGCTTATTCTTAACAGGGTGAAGATATGAATGCAGCAGCTTTGCGGGGGCTCGTTATCAGCGCGCTTGCGGGGAAGACAGATGCACTTGAACGGGTTTATTCCCCGCGCGACTGGCCGACGTCTGAAGATATGTATCCCGCCATTCTCGTGCAAACCCCTTTCGATCTGAAAAAATCCCTCGGGCGTAATGTGCCGCAGTTTACGACCGTGACCACCGTCCGCATCACCGGCCGCCTGCAGGAGCTCGATGACCTTGATCAGGATAACGGCGCGGCAAAAGCGGAAGAGGCACTGGAGCAACTGCGCGAACAAATTGAGCGGGCGGTGATCAACAGCTATGAGCTCACCCGCCAGACTCAGCAGTTTTTACAGGTGCGCTCTACTATCGATGTCAATGCCGGTGGTGAGGGGCACACCGCCCAGTTGCTGATGGAACTGGATATCGAGTATTACCAGGGCCCGGAAGAATTTTACCCCATCGAAGCGGATCCGCTTCAGGGGATTGACGTCACTATTATCGAACCTGACGGCACGCCGGAAGTCGGCGTCACCATCGACCTGCCTCAATAACATTCTGGAGTATCCCATGTTTGTAAAACCCGCAGCCGGGCGCACTGTGCGCGATCCGGTTAAAGGCACCTTTTTGCCCGAAGAAGGGGCAGAGGTCGCCGAAAGTATGTTCTGGAACCGCCGGCTCCGCGACGGGGATGTGATCACCGTTGACACCTCCGCACCGGCCACAAAATCGGCTGCCGTTACAAAAGGCGCAGACGCTACGGCTACTACCGATAAATCAGCCGCTTCAACGGATACAGGGAGTGCGAACTAATGAACTTTCAAAATATCCCAAGCAATCTTCGTACACCGCTTTTCTATGCTGAATTTGATAACTCGCAGGCGAACACCGCAACGGCGACCCAGCGCACTCTGATCATTGGTCAGATGCTGACGAACGCTGTGGTGAATCCAAATATTCCGGTTATTGAATCATCAGCATCGAACACTGCCGGTATTTATGGTGCCGGTTCGATGCTGCATAACCAGATGACGGCGTATCTGGCAAACGACACCTCAGCAGAAATTTATCTGCTCCCGCTTGTTGATGGGGCATCGATGGTGGCGGCGACCGGCACCATTACGCTGACCACGGCACCGAGTGAAACCGGCGTGATTTCACTGTATGTCGCGGGCCAGCGCGTGCAGACCACGGTGTTGAGCACTGACACCGTGACCACGATGGCCACAGCGCTGACGGCGGCAATCAATGCCACCATTGCGTTGCCGGTCACGGCTGCATCGGCCGCCGGCGTCATTACGCTGACGGCAAAAAACAAGGGTACGCACGGCAACAGCATCGATTTGCGGCTGAATTATCTGGGCAGCGCGGGCGGGGAAGTCACGCCTGATGGCCTGGGTATTACGCTTACTGCCCTCAACGGCGGCGCTGGCGCTCCGGACATGACGACGGGGCTGGCAAACCTCGGCGACCGGACCTTTGATTTTATTGTTACTCCTTACACCGACACGACGTCTCTCGATGCGCTGAAGAATTTGCTATCGGACAGCACCGGTCGCTGGAGCTACGCTTCACAGCTTTACGGCCACGTCTTTGGTGCCGTGTCTGGCACCTATGGGCAACTGACCACGCTCGGCGAAGCCCGCAACGATCAGCATGTCACTTTGCTGGGGGTATATGACTCGCCAACGCCGGCTTATGTCTGGGCAGCTGCAACCACAGGCGCAGTAACGGGAAGTCTCCGTAACGATCCGGGTCGCCCTCTGCAAACACTCACGATTTCCGGCGTGCTGGCACCGCCGCTGGCTTCACGTTTTGAGCTGACAGAGCGCAACAACCTGCTTTACAGCGGCATTTCGACCTTTACGGTGGCTGACGACAGCACGGTGCAGGTGGAAAACCTGATCACCACGTATCAGACCAATAAATACGGGGATGCGGACGACAGCTATCTGCAGGTGGAAACGTTGTTCCTGCTGATGTTCGTCACCCGCTTTATCCGCACGCAGATCACGTCGAAATTTGCGCGCATGAAGCTGGCCGCTGACGGCACACGCTTTGCCCCGGGATCTGCGATTGTGACGCCGAATATTATCCGGGCTGAGCTGATAGCCCAGTACACGCAGCTGGAGTACAACGGCTATGTGCAGGATTCCAAAGCCTTCGCCGCGGGCCTGATTGTGACGAAAAGCACGACCAACCCGAACCGCGTCGACGTGTTATGGGATGGCGTGCTGATCAACCAGCTGCGCGTATTTGCACTTCTTAACCAGTTCCGCCTGCAAGCCGCGGCGTAAGGAATAACAATGGGTGATACCTCTAACCGCCTGGCGGGCACCGCGTCGGTGACGACCAATGGCGTCACAATTATGGTCGCCGGGCAATTCAAATACAGTCCGTCAACCGTTAAACGCGAAACCCTGACCGGTATGGACCGCGTTCATGGCTATAAAGAAAAGCCCTCCGCGCCGTATATCTCCTGTCAGGTTCGTGACAGTGGTGGTACCACGGTGGCTGACTTTAACGACATGACCGATGTCACCGTGGTGGCTGAACTCGCTAACGGTAAAACGATTATCGGCACCGGGATGTGGACGGTCGAATCGCAGGAAGTGGACAGTGAAGACGCCGTGTTCGATGTCCGCTGGGAAAGCTTCTCAGTCGTGGAGAGCTGATCGTGGAAGAGCAGGAAAAAAGTATCGTTATTCCTCTGGATAAACCGCTGACGGATGCCGGCGGTAAACTGGTCTGGGAAAGCATTCCACTGCATGAACCGGCGCTCATCGAAGTGAATCAGTTCTTTGATAAGCAGAAGGCGGACGGCGCGCTGGCCGCGATGGGGCTCCTTATCTCGCTGTTATCGGGGATCCCGCCGCAGGTTGTCAGGCGCATGCCGTTTACCACTTTTAAACACTGTGAGGGTTTTCTTCTTACCTTCTTAAATTACCTCCCCGACCCCGTCACGACGGTTGAAAGCAGCACGGTGATCGTGCTGCAAAAAACCCTTCAGGACGGTAAAGGAGAGCAAAACTGGGCGGGTATCGATCTTGGTGAACCCTGTCTTGACCAGGTTGACCAGTTTTATAAAACCCAGACAGTGAAAGGTGGTCTGGCGGCGATGTCCGCGCTTATCGCTGAAATCTCCGGCATTCCGGCGCAGGTTGTTAACCGCCTGCCGTTTACGGACTACAAACGCTGCGAGGGTTACATGCTGGGTTTTTTAAACTTCTCCCCGACGGCGGGAGGTGGCGTGAACGCATCGCCGATGTGACGTATTACTACGGCTGGGGGCCAGATCAGGGCTGGGGGATGACGTGGTCGAAGCTCAACTGGTGGCGGGATCAGGCGTTGCGCATCAATAAGTTAAAGGAACGCGATTAATGGCTAATGTGTTTGATTTCCAGCTCAAAGCGGACGATCAGGTTTCTCAGTCTATTCAGAACATCGATGATGCGGTGAAGAAACTGACTCCCCAGCTCAATGATGCGCAAAAAGTTGTGCAGCTCGGCGGTCGCCGTTCCGCAGAAGGCCTTGATGAAGTCAGTGGGCGCCTCGAAAAGCTGGCAAAAAATGCGCGGGATGGCGTGCAGTTTGTCGGGGACCTGGTTCCCCCCTTGAAAATGGTGGGTGGCCTGACATTAGGACTGGGCGGGCTGGCCACTGTAATAAACGGTGTCAAAACGGGGATCAAAGAGTATGCGGATTCCGGGTATAAAATTGATACTACCGCTAAAAACATCAGCGCAACGACCCGGGCCTATCAGGAACTGACCGGTGCCATGATTGAAAACGGGGCAACGCGGGATTCCGCGGAGAGCTCTGTTACCGGTCTTTACCAGCGTGCCAACGATGCGCTTAACGGTCGGGATGATCCTTTTAACGCCCTTCTGGCGCAGATGGGCGTCAAGATCAGCAAAACCAGGGAGGGCATGGCCGACGTTGTAAAACTGATGGATGATCTGAATAAGGCCATGCTCCAGCAGTCCCCCGCCCGGCAGGCCGTGATTGCGCAGGTGGGGCAGTTCTCACCCGAGCTTCTGAACTACCTGCGGCAAAGCACCGATCAGGTTCAGCGCCTTAAAGATCAGGCGCAGCGTGACGGTCTGATTTTTTCTGATAAAGATGTGCAGAATGCCCTGGCGTTCCGCAACCAGGTCAATCAGATTTCAGCGTCGTGGGACGGCATGCTGATGAAGGGGCAGGCGTGGCTGGGGCTGGCCCCGATAGTTCAGAAAAGTTTTGATGATGCTTCGCAGATCATGCAGCACGGGTTCGATGCCGCAACGGTGGGTTCCCTGATGACGTGGAACGGCGGGGGAAAGCAGGCAGACCGGCTGCGTGATGCTCAAAAAAATGACGCGTTTAAGAAAACGCTGTCTTGGGATGAAAAACTGGATCTCCGTTTAGGCTATGCCTCAGGCGATCTGGTCAAAAAAATGAACAGCTTTTATGGCCCGACGGATAAGGCCCGTCAGTTACAAAAGGATGTGCAAGGGCTATATGTGCAGGGTCCATCTTCTGATGAACCCCCATTATCGTTCAATCAGCCGGGAAGCGGGAATGCAAGGGGTATCCGGAACAATAATCCTGGGAACTTACGCGCAGCGCCCAATGCAGTGGGCAACGATGGCAGTTTCCCAATATTCAGCAGCGCAAATGATGGGCTTGCTGCCATGAGCAGGCAGCTGCAACTGTACGGGAGCAGGGGGAACAATACGCCCTATGGCATTATTCACACTTATGCCCCGAACAGCGAAAATAACACGCAGGCGTATATCAACGCGGTGACGAAAGACACCGGATTTGGAAGCCATGAAAACCTTGACTTGAGTGATCCGGCAGTTCTCAAACGCATGATGACCGCCATGATACGTCATGAGAATGGCAGTCAGCCCTACAGTGAAAATGACATTGATAGCGGAATTAATACATCGATGACAGATCCGCGCTGGATGGTCTCTTCATCAAATACTGGAATTAACCTGGTTGGGCGGGGGGCGGAGCCCAACATTCACGCATCTGCATCGGGTGCCGGAGGTGCATCCGGAACAGGGTTCGACGCACAAAAGGTCGCCGACGTTTTATCTAAGGTTCTGAAAGATAATAAAAGTGAAATTGAGTTGACGCTGATTAATGACCGCACCGGCGAACGGAAAAAAATATCGGGTACAGGCGGTAAAGTGACCACGGCAATGCCCATGCCCTGACATATCAACCTGACCCGCTTCGGCGGGTTTTCGCTTTCTGGAGGACAGGATGCCACTGTTACAAAACGCGCTGTCTTCGCTGTTAGGTTTTTCGGGCGACAGCTGGAACTGGCAGGATCATATTCATCCGGCGTCATTTCGCGGCGTGCCCTTCGCGATTATTGATGCAGACGGCAATTTTGGCCGCCGGCAGGCCGTCCATGAATACCCCTATCGCGATACGGTCTGGGTCGAAGATTTGGGGCGTTCTACCCGCCGTCTGACGTTAAACGGATTCATTATCCAGTCCAGCCTGATCTACAGCGCTGCTGATGTTATGACACAGCGGGATAATCTTATCGCTGCCTGTGAAAGCGCGGGCGCCGGCACGCTGGTGCACCCTACGCTGGGCGAAATGACGGTCAGTATCCCCGACGGTGGTCTTAAATTACGGGAAAGCAAAGATTTAGAACGCGTCTTTGAATTCTCTCTCACCGTCATTGAGTCCGGCCTTCGGGTTTTTGCTGTGACTGGCGCGGTCTCAGCCGCCTCAACGGTTCAGACGTCCTGGCTGGCGCTGGCAGCCAAAACGGCGGCCACGTTTATTGCAGAGGTCAATTCTGATTTACGCACGGTGACGCAGGCGATAAAAACGCTTAAAAGCACGGTTTCATTCTGGACTAGTATGGTGACCCGCACGGCAAACGAGGCGACAAATCTCAGCAATACGCTGAAATCCACATTTGGCAGCAGCCGTTACGGGCGTTACAACACGGGGGATGTTGGCGGAAATGCCTCGGGCGCGACAAATACCGCGACGACGACGGCAGACACGGATAATTATGACCTTCTGGTATCGCAGAAAATGGCGGCATCAGTTGAAAACCGGGCAGAAGTTCAGGATGTCACGGCCAGCCTTCTGGCGTCAGTCAGCGTAGCGGCGTATGCCAGCGGCGCGCAGACCGTGATCAACGCGTTACTGTCCAGTGAGGCCAAAGGGTTAGACCTGGTTCGCCTGTTTGAAACGCTGTCAGCATTCACGGATACCACTTACCGGCCGGACAGCAGCGACAGCAGTATCGCTTCTGCGGCACAAATTTATCTCATCACGCTAAGTGCTGGCGCAATGGCCTATGCGGCGTCTCTTTACGAGCCCGTAAGCTATGACGATGCTGCTGAACTTCTTCAGCGCGTGGTCAGCGTGATCGATACGGTGTCTCTGGCGGCGGCTGATGCCGGGTATGACGATGTCTTCAGCGAGTTGTCCGATCTGAAGACAACGGTCAAAACGACGCTTCAGGAGAAAGGAGCGCAGCTGGCGAACGTGTCCATCGTGACTTTCAGCGCGGCGCTTCCTGCGCTTAACCTGGCAAACAGGTTGTATCAGGATGCGGGCCGAACCGAAGGGCTGGTAAAAATGGCCGAGCCTGTCCATCCGGCATTTATGCCGCTTTCTTTCAGGGCGCTTTCTTCATGAACGATGAGATGACGTTAACCGTTGGCGGCAAGGTGCTTTCCGGCTGGGATTCTGTGCGCGTGACCCGAAGCATTGATCACCTTCCCAGCGATTTCGACCTTTCGCTGATGGATGAATTTCCCGGCAGTGATGGTCAGCAACTGGTCAAAGAGGGCGATGCCTGTGTGGTAAAGCTTGGGAGCGATACTGTCATTACCGGTTACATCGACCGGTGGGCGCCGATGATCTCCGCCTCGAGGCACGAAGTTCGGGCAACGGGACGCAGCAAGTGTGAAGACCTGGTGGACTGCTCTGCCAAATGGGACAACAACGTGATCACCGGCGCTACGCCGTTGCAGATTGCGCAGCGTCTGGCCGCACCCTATGGGATCACCGTGTCGAGCGACGTGACCGATATGCAAAATGTCCCCCAGTTCACGCTGAACTGGGGAGAAAGCTCGCAGGAAATCATTGACCGCATCACGCGCTGGGCGGCGCTTCTCTACTATGACCTGCCGGACGGCAGTCTGTATCTAACAAGGGTCGGGACCAAGAAGGCCGCCAGCGGCGTGGCGCAGGGTATCAACATTGAAGCGGCGGCCTACGAGGCCTCGATGGATGAACGGTTTTCCGAGTACACCGGTGTCTCAATGACGGTTAATCCGCTGGTGGATGACAGCGGTTATGACGCCGTGACCAAAGCGACCGCGAATGATCCGGACGTTGCCAAAATGCGATACCGGAACCGGATCATCATTGTTGAAAGCACTATGAACACCACTGCGCTGGCGCAGCAGGCGATTGACTGGGAAATGAACCGGCGTTATGGCCGCTCTAAGGTTCTGCAGGTCACCATTGATAACTGGCGCGACAGCGCGGGCAAGTTGTGGGAACCCAATACCCTGATCCCCGTCAACATCCCCAAGATGGGTATCAATGACGTGCTGTGGCTGCTGGCGGAAGTCACTTTTATCAAAGATGACCAGGGCACGGTGGCGCAGATGGTACTGATGCCGCCGGCGGCATTCTCGGTTCAACCTTACCGCTTCTACAACGTCATTCAGGAGCTGAACAGATGACGATGCTCAACACGCTTTACCGCCGGGCGATGATGATGCTTGGCGTGGGCAGTGTATCACTGACCAATGATGATGGCGGGATCCAGAAAGTGCAGTATCAGACGCCGCTTGAAGTGCGCAGCGATACGCCCCGCCTGATGGAGTTCGGTTTCTCCTCTTCATTGCCTGATGGCGCTGATGTGCTGATTGCCTATCTTTCCGGTGACCGCTCAAACGCGGTAGTGATTGCCTCCGGTCATAAGGGCAGCCGTAAAACCGGCCTGAGTCCGGGCGAAACCATTATTTATGACCTGTGGGGGCAGCACATCAAACTCACAGAGGCCGGGATCGAAATTGATGCCAACGAGCAGCCGGTAAAGGTCATTAATTCAACTACTGTCACGATCGTTGCCTCAGAAGAGGTTTTTGCGGATACGCCCGTTCTGAGGTGTTCCGGCGATATCATTGATAATTCTGGGAGCAACACCACCACGCTGAAAGACTTACGTGACACCTACAATACTCACAATCACGTGGTGAAAAATGTGCAGAGCGGCAGCTCATCAGCCACCAGTGAGAAACCGGGAGAGCAGGTTCAATGACGGATATCACAACGTTGTGGAATGCTGAGCAATCTGTAGGCGACTGGGTTGAGGCATCCGGTGACCTGCAGTCTGGCGACGACCTCGAGACGGCCATTCTAATTAGTCTCTTTACCGACCGGGTGGCGCGGGAGGATGACGAATACGACGGCGATAACCGCCGCGGGTGGTGGGGCGATCAGGATCAGGATTATCCCATCGGGTCGCGCCTCTGGCTGTTGAACCGACAAAAACTGACGCTGTCCGTTGCAAACAAGGCGCAGGATTTCGCCGCCGAGGCGCTGAAATGGCTTACCGACGACGGTGTGGTCGCCAGTATCACGCCCGTCACACAAATCGTGTATCCGAATCGCCTTAACCTTTTTATCACCTACCAAAAGTCAGGACAGAACGCTGTATCGAAGCGTTATTTCTGGGTCTGGGAGTCATAACCGATGCCATACAACCGGCCAACGCTCACCGAGCTGCGCGCGCGAAACCTAGCCGCGATTGAATCAGAATTAAAAGGGACAGGCACGCCGTTACGGTTTTCTAATCTGAACATTATCGGAACGGCAGATGCGGGGCTGGCTTATCTCCATTATGGCTATCTTGACTGGATAGCGAAACAGTCAGTGCCATGGAGTGCGACGGATGAGAATCTGGCGGGGTGGGCCGCGTTAAAAAGTGTGACGCAAAAAGCGGCCAACGCCGGGACAAACAACGCTACCCTTTTCACCGGCACAACAGGGGCAACTCTTCCGGCGGGGACGGTATTAAACCGGGGGGATGGTTACCAGTACACGACAGATGCGCAGATTGATATCGGACCGGCGGGCACAGCAACTGGCGCAATCACCGCGGTGCTTCCTGACCCCAATGACGACCCGACGGGTGGAGGCGATGCCGGGAATACCCCGGCAGGCACCCAACTGACGCTGGATGTCAGTATTTCAGGTGTCGATTCGACGGCAACCATCAGTACCGCCATTACCGATGGTGCGGATATTGAAACGGAAGATGCTTTCCGTTCCCGGACATTGCTTGCCTACCAAAATACGCCACAGGGCGGAAATGATGATGACTATGAGTCATGGGCTTTGGATGTTTCTGGTGTAACCCGCGCCTGGACTGTGCGCAGGCTGATGGGGGCGGGAACGGTCGGTGTATACATCATGATTGACGGGACTGATACCTCAAACAACGGGTTTCCCGTCGGAACTGACGGTATTTCTTCCCTCGACAGTTGGTCAGGAACCAAGGCCACGGGGGACCAGAAAAGGGTCGCTGACTACATTTACCCCATTCAACCCGTCACTGCGCTGGTGTATGTCTGCTCTCCGATTAAAACAACCATCAATTTTACGATCAGCGGTCTGACATCGGCTGACAGCACAACGACGGCGGCGATTGCGGCAGCGATTGACGGCGTACTGTTTGAATCCGGAAATCCACAGGGGGCAACGATCTATCTGTCTGATCTGCTGATTGCCATCAGTAATGTCAGCGGAACAGCCGGGTTCATTCTGACCTCTCCCTCGGCAAATATTACCACCGCGACCGGGCAATTGCCGGTAAGGGGTACGGTGACGTACACATGAGCCGGTTTACTTTAGAAGACTATACGGCGGCGCTGCAGAATTTAATGCCGACCGGCCTGGTGTGGTCACGAAAATCTGATGGTGTTCAGAGTGCGGTAATGCGGGCATTAGCCCAGTCATATCAACAAAATGACGAAGATTCTGAGGCTCTTTTAATCGGGGCATTCCCAGACACCGCGACCATCATGTTAACCGACTGGGAAAAAACACTCGGGCTTCCGGATGACTGTGCCATAGGGGAAAATGACAGTATCGCGATCCGACAAAAATCGGTTGTTTCGAAGCTATTCAGCACCGGTGGGCAGTCCGCGGCTTATTTTATCGGTGTGGCTAAGGCCATGGGATATGACATTACTGTCACCTTTTTTCGCCAGGCCAGAGCGGGCATGTCAGTTTGCGGTGATGCCCTGAATGGCGATGACTGGCCGTTTACCTGGCTGGTTACCGCGCCTTCAACCACGATCACCTACACTCAGGCCGGGCAATCTTATGCTGGCGATCCATTGCGTTCGTGGGGTAATAAGCGGCTTGAATGCCGCCTCAGTAAATTGGCTCCGTCCCACACCATCGTATCATTTGGTTACGCCAACTAATCATTAATATCCGGAAAATAAAAATTTACGCCTTAACTGGCGAGGACATTTCTATGCAAAAGATTGGGAGTATTACCTCTACAGCAGATGCCAATGGCGAGTGGACAAACGGCAACGTGGCTGCGGGAATTTCACCGACGATTCTTGATGCTGCTTGGCTAAACACTGTGCAGCGGGAAATCTCAAATGTGGTAACTAATGCCGGGTTATCTCTCGATCCCGCGAACGATGCGCAATTACTTGCTGCCATTAAATTGCTTACTGGACCGGGGCGCTTACTCAACGTAAAAATTTTTACTGCCAGCGGTAGTTACACGGCAACAACAGGGACTGCAAAGATCAGAGTTAGGCAGGTCGGTGGTGGTGGTGCTGGCGGTGGGACATTAACGACAACCTCAGCACAAGTAGCTTCAGGGAATGGCGGGAATGGCGGGAATGGCGGTACTTACGGTGACACAGGGTTAATGGCTGTGCCGACTTCTTCTGTTGCTGTAACTATAGGTACTGCTGGAGTTGGGGTGGCTGGCGGGAATGGTGGCTCTGGTGGGAATACTTCATTTGGCGCTTATCTTATTTCCCCTGGGGGGGCGGGTGGTGGT